ATCGCCGCGATCATAGGAACGCTCGCGCCAGACGCCCCGGTCGATCATCGCGGGGATCGTCATGCTGGTAGCTTCGGTCCGGCCGTCGCGGGTAAACGACAGAGTTAGCATCCGCTCGCCGTCCCAGTCCGTACTCATGTCCTCGAACCCGAGGCCGTCCGCGCCGCGGACCTTGCCGACGTTGAACGTCTCGCCGTCGTCACGCTTCAGGATGAGCTCGCCGTCGGCGTTCATCTTGGCCGATGCGATGCCGACGCCAGGCTTGCCGGGGATAGGCTCGGGAAGCCGGATAGCGGCGACCGCTTCGGCGACGTGATCCTTAGTGGCGAAGCCGGAAAGGTCGGGATCGTCGGGGATGGCGGCGCGGACTTCATCGATAGACACCAGTCCGGACAGATCGGCTTTCGTCGCGAACCCGGAAAGGTCGACAGCCTCAAGCAACTCAGGGAAAGATGCGAGAGCCTCGGCAACCTCTTCCTTCGTTGCGAAGCCCGACAAGTCCGGAGCGGCCGGCAGCGCCTCTACGGCGGCACGCACAGCCTCGGCAATCATCGACGCTACGTCGGGAGCCTCGGGCGGTTCCAAACCAGCCACGGCGGCGGCCACAGCCTCCTGCACGGCAGCGGCTATGTCCGGCTCCTCGCGTGCTTCAATCGCAGCCACGGCGGACGCCAGGCCCGCCTGCAAGCCGAGGATGGCGTCGGGGTCGATTGACGGCGGAACCTCCCGCGCTTCGACGGCGACAAGCCGAGCCTCAAGGCTGGCGTTCCGCTCTGCCAATGTCTCGTTGGCCGCGATCAGCGGCGCCACCGCCTTCGCGATAAGCGCCTGAGTGCCGGCGAGCATCGCTTCCGCGAGGCGGTCTACGTCAAGCGACATGCAACGCCTCCGCGAACTTGAACCGGATCGCCGCTAGTAGTGCGCGCTCGGTGTCGTCTTCAGTCTTGACAGGAGCGGCTGGCGGAGCGGCCGGCGCTTCCGTGCCGAACGGGTCGGCCTTCGCGTCGCGCTTCGCCAGCGCTTCCAGCGAGAAGTCCTGCTGCTGCCGGTAAACGGTATCCCCGCCAGACACCTTCGGCAGATCGAGCTTCCGCCTCGCCTCGTTCGTCGTCAGGATTTCCCGGCCCTTGCTGAGAACGTCCATCTGCGTCGCGGTGTCCATGCGGAGGAGTCCGTCAAGGTCGAACTCCGTCCCGAGCAGCCGGCCATCCTTCGGCGTCGTCAGGCCGAGACCTTCGTCAAGGCAGAGTTCCGCGTCCTCGATAAGCCGCTGGAGCGCCTGCGAATAGTACTCGACGTTGAGAGCCTGAACGTTGTTGTTCGTCGGCATCGGGCCGAGGCCGATCTTGTAGGGAGGCACGTGGAACGTCGAAGCCACCACCTCGGCCGTCCACTTAAGCTGTTCGATCAACTGAGCATCGACCGAAGACATCATCATCGGTTCGTATTTCAGGCCGTCGCCGGCCACGATGATCTTGCCAGCGTTGGTCCCGGTATACGCCTTCTGGAACGTGTCCTTCAGGCGGGTTGCCGTCTCTTCGCTGATCTCGCCGGGGGCAGTCAGCACGCCAGAAGGCTGGGCGCCATTGGCGAAGAAAGCCGACGAAGCGTCCTGTATCTTGAGGCCCTGCATCGCAGCGATTGCAGCCGCGAAGATCGGCGACGTCCCGACCAGGGGATGAAAGAGGCAGTTCATCCGGTCGTGGATGATCTCACTAGCCGGAACCACAACCTGAAACTCCAGGCCGGACAGATTATCGGCCGACAGGTCGTAGAAGACCGAACCCTCGTCGCTCACGAGCGGCTTCACCCGGCTCGGGTCGAGGGGATAGAGCGCCGTCACCACCCCGCGCTCGTCGCGCTCCTTCAGGATATAGGCATTCCCGCGCTGAAGCTTCGAGAGAATCCAATATTCCCAGAACTGGATTCGCGTCTGATAGCGGTTCGGCTTCCGGAGAACCGGCGAGAAGGCCGGGCTTTCGACTTCCTGCCAGATGCCTCCGACGTTCCTCTCGACCAGCTTCACGCGAAGCTTGGCGATGTCCGACGCGATCAGCGTCACGCAGGCGTAGATGGCCGGGCTCCGCGGAAGCGTCGTCAGGTCCATCTCTTCCATGTTGCGCTGCCATGCGCCCGTGAACGGCTCCCGGATCAAAGGAAACCACCCGCCGCGATTGCTCGCGACCGGCGATAGCCCCTTCTCCTCGCCTCGGGTAAGCGTCCAACCGAAAATCTTCATTGCGATCCTTCGATCAGCCGCCATAGCGTGCCGTCTACGAGCTCGTGCTCATCGAATTGGGAATAAGCCAGCGACCGAAGCCATGGCGCCCGATCCGGATAAGCGGGCCGTTCTATTTCGTTAAGGTCTGTCTTGCCGACGAGCGCCGCCGCGCAACTCGCGTCGCAGAACACCGGGCACCCGAGTATGATCGCCTCGTTTGCGGCGTTGCTGCCGTGCGAGACGAGGCAATGAGCGCCGTCCAGGTCTTTCTGGAGCGGCCGGCGCCGAAATTGTTCCTTGTCGCGGATCACCATCTGGCGGTCCGTCACCTTCGCCAGAGCCGTTATCGTCTCGGCGATCCAGTCCCGGCACCCGTGGAGGTTCGCATAGGTCGCCGTCGGCGCCGCGATGACGATATGCCGCCCGCCCTTGCGCCAGGGCTCGACTTCCTGTCGGAGACGCCGCCAACGGTCGTCGGGAACGTCCCGGATGGAGCCCATCTGGAACCCGTTAACGTGCCAGCGGTAGAAACTATCCGCCATCGAAGCGGGTTGTGGCAGGCAGGTCGCGAACCATCTGGCGAGGTAGCCACGATCCCAGTAGACGAACGTCCGGCCCCGAGCCCGCCAGTCGGCAATCGCTTCCTTCAGCGGCGGGTGGCATCCCACGATCGGGATGATGTCATCCGGCAGTTCGAGCAGCCGGCTTTCGTCGTGCCGAACCACCATTCCGCCCGCGGCTTCGATCTTCGCCGCGATCCTGTCGAACAGGGCCAGCTTGAACTTCCGGAGCCCTTCCGGAACCCAAAGGCAAACCTTAGCAGGGTCTATCGCCACGATTGATAGACCCAGGGTATCGCCGTGAACTTCGACGGATCGCGCCACCCGAAGAACGCCACGATCCTCGCATTCTTAGGCAGGTCCGGCCCCGCCGGCCATCCCGGCTTACAGAACCCGTATACTCCGTCCGCCGGACCAAATGCGCCCGCGTCGGGGATCATGTACTCGAACCACCGCTGATCGTCCGGAAAGTCGGCGACCGTAATCGCCTCCGCCTTCTCGATCGTAAACTCGGACCACACGTCCGGCCGATAGCCGGCCCGCAGCGTCCACACACTGCCGTTGTAGCGGCAGGGGTTGGCGGCATTCACCCCTTGCAGGATGGAGAATGGCTCGGCCCGGTCGAACAGCCCGACCAGGCACCGCGTGATCACCAGATCAAGGTCGAGGTTGACGATCGTGTCGCCCTCGGCGATCCCGTTCTTCGCCTGCCATACAGGATCGAAAACCCGCATCCGGGCGAAGCAACCTGGAATGCGCGTCAGGTATTCGTCTTCCCGCTGCGGCTTGGCCACAAGGAACCGCGCGCCAGGAAGAAACCGCTCAACCCCGTTCCGCAACCGCTCGGCATAGTGCGGCCCGTATTTCTGGCCCCACTGCCACGTCAGAGCATGGATCAATCGAAAACCATGATGTGGTCGCCGTTGATCACCTTCGCCTCGCGCATTCCCCATGCTTCGAGGAGCCGGACCGCATCCCATTGGCCGCGCCCGTAGCGTTCCGCGTGCCCCGGCTTCTGTTCGAGGATGATCACCGGCCGCGCGGACTTTATCGTCTCCTCGCCGCCGATAAGCGCCTCGAACTCATACCCTTCGATGTCAATCTTTAGGAAGTCGATCGGCCCAAGGTCGAGGCTATCCAGCGTCACTACATCGACGATCTCGCCCTCGTCGGCAATGTATGCGCTCATCACGTGCTCGGACGGAACGCAGATACGAAGCTGCCCCGGCTTGTCCGCCACCGCCACCGGCAAGAGCCTCGCGCCCTCGACGTTCTTGGCGAAGCATTCCAAATGCTCGGCGATCGGCTCGATTGCCGTCACTCGGTCGAAGTCCATCACCATCAGCCGCGACCAGAGCCCGACATTCGCCCCGACGTCGACCGCGTGCCTCGCGTGCCCGCGGTCCTTCACGTATTCGAGTGCGGCAAGGTACTTGTTCCGCTGGTAGGTTCCCCGCCCGAACACGAGCGGATTGCCGGGGCTCATGATCTGCTCGGAAAGGTGGACGTCCC